ATATAATGCCGTCTATTGTATTGTAAATAACTCCCTCAATATCGCTTTGTGTTGCAAATTTAAAATCAGTTTTTGTTTCAAATGTTTCTTTATAAAGTACACCGTCATTAGCAAAAAGACTAGTATTTGAATATTTTCCACTAGCGTCTTTTAGATCAAAATATCTACTAATACCACTTGAAATCCTGTTTGTACTTTTTGTTTTAATAATATCTTGACTGATTGCCAATGGTCCAATATTATAATCTTCGCCTGTGATTAATCTGTTTTGAGTATAATAAGTTGTCGGAGCATTTTGTTTAATACTTGCATTTGTCTCTGTTGCACTACCATTTGAAACTGTGTAATTTAAACGCAATCCTAGTGTTAATTTTTCTAGTGTTCCAGTTCTACTCTGATACGGTATCTCAATATTAACATTGCCTATTGAATTAGGCGAAACAACCATACTACTATTAGCACTAGTTCTATAATATACTTTAAAGTTCCCAGCAGGTAAATTACCAAATACACCGTCACTAAACACTAAGTTTATTCTATCGCCGATTCTAGTAACAACAGAAAATATATTTCGTACGCCTTCAAACAAGCTATTATAAATTATATTATTGCCTTCGACATTTGCAATTTTAGTCCATTGTGTTGTTTCAAAACCATTAGTATCAACATTATAAAGCCATACATCGTCATTATTAATATTTTCAGAATCTACTGCAATTATTTGATTAGGTATAGGATTTGAAACACTAAACGGTCCTGATTCTAGCTTTCCTTGGCGGAAGTGCATAAAGAATCCTGTGTTATTACTGCCAGCGCCTTGGCCATCATCTCTAAACAAAAATGCAGGACTTGTTCCAGGAAGAGGTGCCTCTTCTGTAATTGTAGTACCTTGAATATCAGTACTTACTACTTCAAATCTTGTGCTAACTCCTTCAATGTTCTTTGAAAAAGGAAAAACTGCACTACCAGTATTAGTAGCGTTAAGTCTATATTTTTGTGTTTGAACGCCATCAATATTTTCACTTTTTAAAGGATTGCCTATTGAATTTTGTACAGGGAGTGCAGAATTAAGGACTTTAATAAATTGCTCAAAGTAGTTTGCATTAGTTTGATCATTCCACTTAATCACTCTGCCAGCAAGTTTTGCGTTGGCACTGTCTGTAATATTCTCAGTTGTTTTAACTGTTACAAGTTTAAGTAGTCCGTTTGTTGCTTGGTTTCTACGAGGATTATAAGACAGCATACGTGCTAGACGTAATACACTTTCTCTGCGCTCTGCTGTTTCAAGGAAGTTTTCACGAGCGTTTAAATCAATACGGAATGATAAGTTTTGCCCAAGGAAAGCAATCATATCAATCAGCGCAAGATATTCACTTGATTCAATGTAATCGTTAAAATCTTCTGGATAGTTTTGACGCAAATAGTTAATCATTGTGCGTCTTAGATTATCAAAATCGTAGCTTTGGAAATCTGCGTTTCTAAAGCTTTGGTAAATTCTTTTCCAGTCTTCAGCTACAAGTAGCCTTGACTGCCTATCAGATGTAGACATGTACGTTTCCTTGTTTATTAATAATATTTAGCTGATTTAAAAAAGTGCGTATTTAATTTAAAGTAGGCCATTTTTCTGATCAAACTTGAATTTAATTTGCTCAGAAATATTATAAGGAATATAGGAAACTGTGCAATCAATGCTTATTCCTTGTTCATAAGTGTCAACAACTATGCTATCTGCTTGAATTCTAGAATCAAAGTTTACAATAGTAGTAACGTTTTCAATTATTGCTTCTTGTATTGCAGGTGTAAATGGTTCAAATAATAAGTCCCATATTATACATCCAAATGTAGGGTCACTTAATTTTTCGCCTTGTCTTATATGGAAATGATTGATTAAATCTTGTTTAATAAGTTCAAGATCATACAAAGAAAATCCGTTGTTTACAGAGGTATTAGTGCTAAATCCTCTGTATGCACGACTCGATACCTCTGTACGAGGTGCTGCCGGCACAGTAACATGTTTATATAGATTTTTTTCTAATTCGCTCATACTATATTTACCCTATTCTACGTTGTTGTCTGTGCCATCACTATTTTGTGGTCCAGGATTATTCGCTTCGTTATCTGTAACTTCTGGATCATTTAAGTCATTGCCTAATTCTTCATCAACAATCGGAGTTTCCGTTTCATTAAAGTTTGAAGGACCTTTTGGTATTTTTCCGTTTCTGTCAAATCTAAATGAACCGCCTTCACTAGTATGAGCACTGAAGTGCATAGCATCATCAAGTGATCGCCATGCTCCGCCCCAACCAAGACCGTGCTTGTTTGCAATTTGTAAAGTATTTGATGGCATATCTGTCATCGGAGCATTTGCTGGACGAGGTTTGTAAAATCCATTAGGAAAAGTATTAAACACAGGGTTAGGCCAGTTAAGGTCAATAGCAGCACCACTAGCATGACAACTCCAACTACTGCTACCTACTGCCTGACGTTTGGCATATCCGCCAAGTGCTTTAATTTCATAAACTTGTTCAAATTCATCTAAGAAGGCTTGGAAATTAGCAGCAAATACTTCTGCAACTTGAGTACTTAATCCTGCTTTTCTAGCATAAATTGTAACTAATTTCCCTTCAGGACCAGATGAGTCAAAAGTTGCATCACTTTGTCCAGCGTTATTTGGACCAGTACTGCCAGAGTCGTTATTTACAGGGCCGTCGCCGGTGCCACCATCAAAGTCGTCACTAGAGCCGCCGCTGCCAACAATAGTTCTACTACTCGTATTAGCTGCTTTATTTTTATTAAAGATATCTGGCGATTCTACACGATCTGAAGGTGTTAGTGTTCCAGGAACTTCTCTATCAGTTTCTTCTTTCTTAAATGCTGCTGGATTCATATTTTCATGATGCATGTAAGGTTCGTGCGTAGGTGCTCTAGTTAATATACTGTCATAAGGTACAGGCTGCAATGCTCCAGGGAACATATAAGGTAATGTAATAGTAGGTAACGGTTCTATAGGTGTTGCATCAGTTGCATCAATTGTCTTCGTTGCCGATGTTGCTGTAAGTGCAATAACTGGAATATTAGCTGCGTCGATATTCGAAGATGCAGCAGATGCTGCTGGTGCAGCAGGTCCATTAAGGTTAATATCGCCACCGCTTATTATTGTATTTGTGGCACCAATACTGAAATCACCGCCTGCGGTATTTTTAAATGCTGCTCCAGACAAATTATTAATTTCTGATGCTGCGTCTACAAATATTGACGCATCTGACTTTGTGTTAATATTTGCGGTTGCTATATTATTAATTGTTGCAGCGGATATAACAGAATAATCATCTGCAGACTGATGTCGAATATTAGCATCAGATATTAGATGCACTTCTCCAGTTACACTTGCATGACTGTGTCCTTCTACTACAGTTTCCATATTTCCTTTAACGAAAATTTTAAGGTCGCCGCCACAGCCCGAGGAATGTATATTAATTCCTGATCCTTTTATATAATGTGTGCCTGCGACTAATTGTACCGTGCCGGTACCGGTGCCTGGCTTATTTGCCATTATAAAACATGTGCCAATTTCGTTATCTGGAGAACCGTAGGCTGTAAAATCTGTAGTACCTACAGAAACAATTACATACTTGACTCCGTTGCGTATGTCTGGATCTGTTATAGGAAGTACTTTTGTTGAACCTGACAAATCATTTATATCACTTCCTGATTCTCGGAACCAAGATTGTTCACTCTTTTCATGTACCGAATTATCTGCTTTCATATAGTAACTTTTTTTAGAATGCAGATTATAGTCATCGCCAACTGTAGTTTTCATACCTTGTGTAATTGCTGTATCCGAAGTGCCTTTTACTGTTAATTTATAATCTTTTCCTGCATACATTTTTGTATCAAATGCACTTTCAATATGTACACGACCACTTGCCTTATCGTCAAATACTGCTTGACCATCACTCCAACGTGCAGACGCTTTCATATTAATATTTCGACCTGCTTCAATATTAAAATCTCTTTCAGCTGTAAAATTAATATCGTTTTCTGTCATTACACTAATGCTATCTTGTGCATGTATATCAATTTTACCGTCACTTGTTAATTCTATCCAAGCTGTGCCACGAGAGTTAGAAATATAAATTAAATCTTCACTATTATGTAAAAGTATTTGATGCCCAGTACGTGTCCTAAATCGCATAAGCTCGTTATGAGGGATAGTTTCATCGCCACCTTCTTCGCCATTTAGTTTGTTAACATAAAATGGTGGGCCGTCTTCTGCATGAGTTTTTCTAATAAATTTATCATTACCGTCGTCCATAACAACCGAGCTGCCGCCTAGTCTGTTATACGGAACATTTGCTTTTTTTCCAGCAGCACCAATATCAACTCTAGGAGCGCCTGCTCTCTTATCTAATGGCCCAGGGGTGTTAATACCAAAAGCAGAACTAGGTATTTCACGACGAGCACTTGTAGTCGTTGTTCCTCTATGTTCATCATAAAGTAGTCCTTGTACTTCCAATATATTTGTAAAATCTTTATTATATGGTTTATTAAAAAGAGTTGGATCAACTAAACTACCGTCTTCAATTTTTTTATTATACTCGCCAACTGGTAGTTTTGCTCCTTTTAGATTCTGAGGAGTAACTTCTGTTGTACGTTGAGTACTTGCTCTACCATCTGGAACCATAAAGTTCATATAGTCATCTGGTATACATCCAATCCAATAACCAAAGTTTGCATTACCTTCGGCAAATATTACAAGAACTCTAGATCCTACATCAGGGGGTACCATCCACATACCGTAACTCTTTTGTGTATTCTCGTATCCGTCATTTGCTGTAAGTCCAGCAGTTGGTGTTACGCCGTAAAACGGTGACAAATAACGCACATTCATTAACTGTCCGCTGCGTTCAGGTGTGCCGCCGGCACCAGTGTACCGGATTATTTCAACTTCTAATCCGCCCATATATTTGGTGTCTAAATGATTAACGATAATAGCTTCGTACGGGCCGCTATCATATACTTCGGTAACTTTAGCTGAAGATCTTGTATAACTACCTTGTGACATTTATTGTTTCCATATTATTAAAAAGGGCCTCTTCCTTGCGATTGCCAAGCTTTTGCTGCTGAAGTTGCGTTGGATGATGCTGTGTTTGCTGCGGCTGCTGCGCCTGTGCTTGCAATTGATGCTACTTGAGCTGCTGCGCCGGATGCATTTTCTGCTAATGATTCTGCTGATACTGGTGCAGGACACGGTGCTTCTGTAGGTGCAGCTTCTGGCTCTGTAGGTGCATTTCCTTCTAATGCTTGAGTTATTTGTTCAAAAGAAGGTATTTGAGTTTTTCCTCTAGGATCGGCTGCATCAGGATCGTCTTCATCAGGTTGCGGTATTGCTACTCCTGGAGGTGCTACTCCTATATTTGTTCCAGCTACGCCTGCTGCGCCAATATTTTGCTCTACATGCGGAGTAGCTGCTGCTGCGCCAGTTCCATGAACCAATATATCTTTAACTTTTTTACCAGTTCTAAAATCATAACGATCATCTAACGGGTCAATTACTTCATATGTATAAACAGCAGAAGCATCTGGTAAAGTTGACGATCCAATTGGTTGAGAGCCAGGTCGTCCTTGACCTGAAACTGCACCTAATCCAGCGCCTGCTGTTGATCTAGCAACTTGTGTTCTAGGCAAAGTGCCTAATTCTGGCGAAGCTCCACTTGGTCCTGATGGCAATACATCAATTGTAGATACCTCTCCAGTGCCGCCGTTTAAAATATCATTTAATTGAGTGAATAAACTATCAGGATCATGATGAGCTTTATTTAAACCATCGCCTGCATAATAACTTTGTCCTTTATTAACTATGCGAGACTGACCTTGCATTTGATAAGGAACAGGAATACTAGCAAATTCTTGTGATAATTTAATCATAAATCTAGGCGTTGTATATGTGCCAGCAACCCACTCGTCTAGTTTTCTATATGTTTTTAAAATAGATAATATTAAATAATCTTGTATATCAGGAGTATATCTTGTAGTAAGAGGATCGATGCCAGAAACTCTAATTGCTTCTGTTAAAGTTTTTTTAATAAACTGATATCGACCGCAAGCAGTTGACCGATGTCCTTGATCTAATCTCTGCTGTTGAAATCTTTGAACTTCTGCACACGTCATTTGTACAAGACTAGGTTCACTTGTGCCAGGCCACAAACTTGTATACGGATCTACTCCGGCAGACGATTCGCCTTTTGCAATTAGAGATAATAATGATTTTTCTTGGCCTGTAATAGTTATTTCTGTCATTATATTTTCTTACCTCGGTCCTGCTCTAGGAGCAGATGGGAATGTAGATTGTTGAGGACTAAATGCAAGATCTCCAACCTGTATAACAGGCGCTGCAAATGCTATGTCGTCGCCACCCGTTGTTGAATTAGCCGGGAATAAACTCTGAGACATTGCTAAATCTTCTCCAACTGCTGTTAAATTTGCAACAGCACTTGATAAATTACAAGGATCAGCTGCTGCTACTGTACTATTTACACTATTATTTGCAGCATCAGGTAAACCTGGCGCAGTATCTTTTCCTGATGCAATACCGCCGTCTGTAGCTGTAATACTTTTTGTAGTTACAGTTGCTTCGTCATCTTGACCCCTGCGTCTAATCATTTTAAGAGTTTGTGTATATTTTCCACCGCTAAACACATTAGTTACTGCCCAAATACTAAACAGTCCGCTAAACTGGGGAACTCTTCGAGGCATTTCCATAGTTGCTCCATTAACTTGATAGTCAAAAGGTGAATTAAAATTAACTACACAAAAGATTTCACTTTGTAAGTAGTTCATTGTTCCGTCATCTAACACGCTTGGATTTCCAGATGATTTACCAACATAATTTCCAGTTTGTTGAGGAAGGAAAAATGGATCTCCCCAAATTTCCATTTCAGCAGTAACCATGTCAACAGTTTGATTTATTAATGTATTATGAAATTGTTCTGCAATTCTTACCTTTATGTCTCCAGACTCATCACCAGTTGAGTTTTGTAGATTATTAGCTTCTTTTGTTTGGGGGCCAGGTTCGTTTTTCTGTCTGCCGTCGTCTTCAACAGCAACTTTAGAGCCAGTTTGTTCATCTCCTTGTTGAAAAGTTGCACGGGTGCCGGGATTTGTGGAAGCGCCGTTTTGCCCAAAATTACCAAAAGCTGTCATAAAGAACTGATTATTAAATTGTATATCAAAATTTAATACGTCTTCATTTTTTCCTGTGTAAAAATAGTTATATTGTTTAGGTGCTAATGCCTTTAATTGTTCAGTATTTTTTGCACGTTGAGTTGCTCCAGTTTGTTTTGCTTCGTCTGGATAATATTTAATTATACTATATACATAAATTTTAGGTGAAGATCCAACTTGTTTTTCAGCTGCTGGATTTTTATCTAAAAATACTTGAGTATCAATTTTAAAC